GGCCAACTCCCGTGGTCATCGCTTACATAGTTTAATTTTCAACTATTTATCCAGACCATGGTTTCCCAGTCGATTCCGCGAGACGGTAACGGCTTCATCCCCCCGATAACTTCAAGGGGCTCACCACCTTCCTTTCTTCTGTGGGTTGATTGGTACAGGATGAGATAATCCTGCTACGGTCTCCCCCTACGCTAGTTCGACCAGATCTAGCTTATCAACACAGAAGCGGTCACTCGCCCGTCCGCATCTACATCTCCTGAGGCGCTGGCGTATTTCATCGATCTCTCCAATCAGGTATGGAGGTTTTTCATGGTCGAGAAATCCGAAACTCTACTCTTTCCCCCGTTCTCTACTAATCTTCGCTAGGCTTGATTCCGTCTGGCGTATTCGGGCACCGGCTCAGCCTCACAATACCTCGGTATTATAGTGAGTTGGCTTCACCTCCCGAACTGGGATTATGTATTTAACCCAACGTTCATTCCACCCTGTTCTCGAGGCCAGAATTACTAATTGGCTACTTATCCCCCGCTATGTCATCCTAAGGCAGGTTCCATGATGCATGTAGACCCCACCCCCTGTTACGGTACGGAAATGTCGGAACACGTTAACGCGCCCGTGAGGGCACTTCCAGACCTTGCCCGGCTACTTGAGTTCGATACTAAGTTAGCAGTACTTAAGCAGGCTTATTTTCTTCTCCCTCCTTTTCATCATCGTCTTCTATCCCGCGATGGTGCGGTCGGTGTGGCTCCACTTCAGCCAGTGACCGTAGGTCATCTTGAATTAACAAGTGGTTCAAGATGATCTATTTCATCTTTAGTTCTGTGCCGAGCGCGCGCAATTAGACACTCGGGTATTGTATTAAGTCTTTCGGGAGGCAGGATCCTCCGTACTTAAGGCAACTACCGCCGCTTCACAGACTCCAACTACACTACAAGGCCACCATAAAGCTACCTTGTTTTTATCAACGGGGCAAAAACCCCTTTCGTGCGGTCGCGAAAAAAAATCTTAAGTTTCCTGACGCGGTGAATTACTGTAACGGTAGTGACGAAGTCGAATAGGGCTTGTACTAGGAAACGGGGGCTTATCCTAGTCTCCAACAGTCCAGAGTCAATCCCCTGTCTGCATGCGGATTTAACCTGTTGGGACCGCTTCTCGTGTCCTGAACGGCAGCCGGTAATCCCGGTATCTGCAGAACGACGACCTATTCACGAACTTCTCGTCCTCCTGATGGTTCGCCCAAGCGGGAGCCCAGACTTCCCCATTAGTAGAGTCGAGGTATGAAGGTGGCTCAGTAACAAGCCAGTCATTAGGGTCGTAGGAAGGTGGTAAATCGGAGTCGAGCAGACTCCTCCACACCTTACGCCTCTTTTCTGACGGCACCTTCAGAAAAAACCTCTTTGCTAATGGTCCTGGAAGTGGAACTCTCGCAGGATCTCTCAACGCCTTGAGCCTCTCTCTAAACTGTTTTCGGCGATATCGCATATCGCCGGGCTCGAAGGCAACCGCCCATCGCCACTCCCGAGTCAAATCAGCGTTAGCTGCTGCCAAGCGGGGACCAATCCTTGACACAGGGAGGTCCTCGACAAGGTCGGGAGGCACTATAACATTGTGCGGACAGGGGGCGGGCGGGAGATCTCGTTCAACCATTCGTTGCGGAAGGAGACCATAGAGTTTTGCCATTCGGTAAGCTAACTTACCTCGGAATCCCAACTTGTCAATCGGGAGTCCGGACAACTGTCGCTCGTGAGCCTTCATAAACACATTCGCCGCGTTCCAGGCAATATGTGACTTTTGAAGGTATGCGGGGCCCACGAATTTCGCAAAACTCTTTCCCAGGCAATTGGGGTACTCGGGTCGGCGCAGAAGTCCAAACCTAAAGGTGTGAACAACAACTAAGGTTCCTTTCCTCCATTTAAGGAGAGTTGAATTTAAGGTTCCAAAGTGTGTTGACACGGAGGTTTTGGTCTGCTCCACCCTGAGTCCAAGTTCCCCAACAATTCCGATCCAACGATCGACAAACCCGAATGATGGTTCTTGAAAAAGAATATCATCTCCGTTAATTTTTACTGGGACCTTTACGCGGTCACGCCAAGTAAGTCCCTCGCTTGCCAAAGCCCACTGAAAGGCTAGATAATTTTGCAAACAAAGCAAGGGAAAGGAGAGATAAGAACCCATCATCTGCCCTCTGAGCGGCAAAAAAGGTTCGTCGGATCCGGAAAAGAGGCGGGGGCGCAATGCTCTAAGAGCAGTTGTCTTTACGTGCGTTGGTACACGCTGCGCGTTATCAAGGACACTTGACAATATGTCCTCTGCCACCTCAATGGGTAGATTGTCCGTCGCTGATTCGTAATCACCGGACACCAGTCTACCACGCCCAGGCTCAAACAAGTCGAACTTTTGGTCTTCTAAGTCTCCGCGAGCAAGCCAGTGCTTCTTGGAAATTTGATCATAAATCGAATCATGCAATGGTTTTAAAACTAGCATTGCAGGATGAAATTTTGTCAAAGCACGCGGCTTGCCGGCCGATTGAACGACTATCAACTCAGCGTCGGGTTCAGGGCAGGCGTCAGCCCATCTGTCGAACCCGCCATCAACGAGTACAAGGCGGGAAAATTCATTCCTTTGGTCCTCCCAGTAGGCTAAAGACCCACCGGCAGAACGCCCGTACTCTGTCGTCCCTGAGAGGGGAGGCACGACCTGAGTTGCATTACGTGAATACATCCTGTCCCAACCGTAAGGGAACAGGCGTTTAACCTCTCTTTTCACGAATGCCCGATAGTCCTCGGAAACTTCAGTTTTCACCGAGAGTTTCTCCTTGAGCTTTTCAACAAGTCCGTTTTCCATGCATTTGCACGAGTCAGGCAGCATTTTTTTTATTGACTGGAATGCCATCTGGATTGACTGATCTTGGGACACCTCTGTCGCCAAGTATTTCTTTACCCGTGATGCAAGCTGTGCACAAGTTTCACCAGCTTCATCCTTAAAAAAAGGAATCGGCAACTCGCGCCCGAACAAGTCTTCCCAAAAACGGAGTGCACGCTTTACTACACCCGTAGTACGTGCCTTGAACGCCCGGCACTGCCGGGGGGGGTCCTCTTCCTTTGCCTCAGGAAACAAAACAACGAGGCAAGCTGAAACGCTTGCGAAAGCAAAAGACAAAAGGAGTAACTGCAAAACTACACAAGAACACGTGTAGTTTTTG